ACCGCAATAGATCCTGTAACAGTATGTGATGCTCTAATCATGTGATTTTATCTGCAACTCTAAATTTAAGTAAATCAAAAGCAGTTTGTATATCTGAACCGAAAGCAACTTGTATTTGTCCTTCATACATTCCAGGATCTACATCTAATATCCCGCTACCAAAGTTAAAAGATACTTGGCCTCCTGTCCCACCACCTAGTTTAGTTGTAGATATAGTAGATGCTGTAGCAGTTGATCCAGCTAACCTAAATTTTATAGTAACTACAGTAGAGCCAGCGCTTAAATCTATAACAGCACCAGAAACATCATCTGTTAAACTTAATGTTACGTCTGGTTTTTCATCACCTTTTACTACTTTAATAACGTCTGCCATAATTACCTCACGCTAGTGGCCTCATTTGTATACTCATAGACGCTCTACCTGCTCCTAAGTTAGTTCGTGCTCTACGTTCTGAGAGTTTAAAAAGAAATTGTTTTGCATGATATGCTGCAAGTTCTCTATCACTCCATGATTTTTCTGGTAATACTAGTAGTTGTTGTAATGCTCCATGTACAACTACATCTTCTAATTCGTCCAATACAGTTTTATCCATATCTGTAGCAGTTCTTAAAGGCTTTAAAGCTAATAACATATCAACATTATATGTTGTAGTACTATCAGGTATAGGAGCTAAAGCAAAATTATCTGGATCAAGTTGTGTTACAAATCTAGGATCAGCTAATTCATCAGCACCATTATCTGGCCACTTAGGATATAAGTCATGTAATTGTTCTAGAGTTACTGGTTTTATCTGGTTATCATTTACACGTGCGGTTAAAATAGCATGAACTTCTGTTTGTGAAGGAGTCTCATAGTTATATTCTGCAACACCTGATGTTAATCTAATAGTAGGTTGCTCAAATCTAAAAGCTAATGTACGTTCACATGCCTCTATAGCTGAATTACGTAAATGTTCTTCAACTACAACTTGAGGACATCCGGGTACGCTAGGAGTTACTCTTGTTACTAAATCTGTAAATGTTCTATCAGCCATATCGTTTTACCTTTCCATACGGTCCACTAATAATATCTTTGGGGTTTTCACCAGCAGATTCACTATCAGCTATTAATCTATTAGATGTATTAGCTGTTAATCCTTGTATAAAATTATCATAAAACAATTTAGCTCGTCCCGAACTAACATGCTCATTATCTATAGACTCAGCTAAAAATATAGTTCCATCTACAATTGACGGGAAATAAGTTTCTGGAATAAAAAGTATTGTATCCCCAGATGCATAATCTATTGGTGTTTGCGCATATTCAATATTTAATTGTTGCCCAGCTGGGGATTTAGGATATATAAAAAATTTATTTGGGTTCCGTAAATGTCTCATCCAGTTTTCAGTAGCAGCTGCAGTATCACTTACCCAAGTTGGTCGGGCATGATCTAATTGTTCTCTTGTTGTTTCTGTTACGCCAGCACCACTAACAACTGAAAATACATCCATCATACGATAAGAATCATTTGGAGCAGACTGTACTACAGCATTAGTTTCACAAGTCATTGTAGTTTGCCTAGCAAATAAATCTGGTCTTAATAAAGCTATACGCTTTAAAGTTTGGTTCACAAATCCTATAAGAACAGTATCAGAATATCTTTGTGTAGTAGCTGAATCTTGTAGTAATCGTCTTACCTCTGTAACTATAGTAGCTGGGGTCACTTAGGTAATCCCTTAGATGCTTCCTCACTTAACTCAGGTATAGTACGAGGTGGTGCTTTAGGCACATCTTTAGTTTTAAGACTTAATATTGGTTTTCTTTTTTTCTGTGCTTTGGGCACAAACTTTTCTGGGAATGCTTCTTCCTTAGTTACTTCTTCAACATTAGGATTTTCTGCAATAATTTCATTCCAGCCATATATTTCACCATCCTTTTTATTACGCAGCCATCTTTCATCATCAACTGCTATACCCCTATGATCTATTCGTTGTGACATAATATTTCCTTTTAAAAGTGTAGGGGGTTTTGACGCCCCCTACGGGTTACTAATTAATAACTACTACGAAGCACCGCCTGAAACGTCTACCATTAACGCCCAAACACGCATGACTGATGCATCCTGCGGAGCAGTGATGAATAACATATCAATTGTGTCAGCAGTGGCAAAGTAATGTCCATTACCGAATGCTGGTTCAAAAGTATTAGGTGTACCTTCAACAAGTGTGTTGTTGGTAGATACCGCTGAACCGACTGCATTACAATCATGACCATTAATAAAGCCATCTGGATCACCACCAGTTGTACCAATGTCAACGGTGCTGGCAGTGCCATCAGCCGTAGTAACATCAATACCAACAGCTATAACAAATGTCTTAGCTGGAACTTGGATAATCTGTAAAGTGTCAGTAGCAGCTAAAGCCGAAAGACTCGCTGCTGCACGATCTGCAGTTATTGTTACAAAATTAAGATCTACTTCAACTAAAGAAGTTTTATGTAAACCTTTGTTAGAACTTAAAGCCGCTGAACCTTTGTTAAACCCAACGGTGTCTGTATATGCTGCCATATCTTATTCCTCCTGGGTTATAGTGTACAAACTAAAGTTGCAAGGGCTTCAGGTTTTACTACCTTGAAGCCATAAACTTGCAGGCCGCGGATAATATCACCAAAAGTTGTTTCTGATCGAATGGTTTCCATATTCGTCATCTGAGATGCGAATGTGATTCCCATTTTATGTCCAGCCAATACACTAAATTCAGAACTTGATAAAGATATATTGTGACTAACATAAACCGTAAAACGGTCGATCATGCCGAGACGTCCATTACGTAATGGAGATTGTCCATCACCTGTAATAGATGCGTCTTTTAAATCAGATTGTTTAATTAAACCAGCAAATTTAGCTGGGATAACTAACCAACGATCTGATTCAGGGCAGTTTGCTTCATCTAATACAGTACCTAAGTCAACGATCTTGCCGATAACATTGCTTGTAGTCATAGCTATTGGAGAACTAGTCACACCTAAATTATTATCGGTGATTCGTCCTGCGGTAGCTCCTTTGTTGTCAGATGAAACATCTGCTAAAACATCAGCTAAAATACGAGTATCAATTTTAATCTTCATACGCTCTGAAGCGTCTTTAGACCATTGATCCATCATATTTACATCTGATTGAACTTGGTCAACATCATCTTCAACACAAGCGAAGTATTCGCCTTTGTCGATTAGAAGTTGGAGTTTGGCTTTATTAGGGTTTTCAACCGTTAAAGATTGACCCTTTACATATGTACGGAGAGTAATATCAGGGGTAGTACGGATATTAACCGTGTCACCCATGTTTTTAATCTCGCCTTCATATGTAGTATTCGCGATTGCGCCCAATACGGTTGCATCGTAAAAGTTTTCAACCAACTTCCCTGACCAAATTTCAGGTATAAAATTTCCGGAATACGTAGGGTGTCCCGGTGAAGTTGCGAATGCCATTTAGGCCTCCTGTTTAAGTTGTTGCCGTGACAATACGACCTTCTCGCTGTGCAGCAAAAATGTCGCGTTCTATTCGGTCACGCTCTTCTTCTTTACCCTTATAATTACCTATACGTACATCATCAAAAAATGATTTTATATCGTTAGGAGAATAAGTTTTACTAGAATTAGATTGTGGTTTACCAGTTGATTTACCTTTACCTGGAGAAACCTGACGTTCTAATTCGGCAGAAGATTGAGCCTTCCGATTTGACTGAGCATTAGACACACCACCATTATTTTCTTTCCAAGCATTAAAAAAATTAGAGACTCTTCCTACATCTAGATTACGCTGTGCATCTTCTAAATAAGTTTGTCTACTAATTCCAGTTAAAGGATCAATCTCTAGTAACCAATTTTGAAAATCTTGGTTACCGTTTGTATCTCTCCAATCTGGTACAGTCGTAGATAATTCAGACCAAAAAGCCTGTTCCGAGGTTTTAACTTGACTAGCAGCAACTTGTTCTACTCTAGGTATAACATTAGATTGTAAAGATTCTATTTGTTTTTCTAAAGCTTCAAGCTTTTTTTGTGCTACTAAAGTTTCTTCT